CTGTCCAAGGCGCTGAATACTGGAAGATTTCAGTATATTATCGTAGACAGTTACGAAGATTATGCTATTGTTTACAATCTGGAAGACGATACTTTCAGAAAAGTAGCTTTTTCTATTAATGAGAATAATCAAGTGGTCGTCCCTGAGCAAGAATTTGAACAAATGACTTGTGAATATTTAACTCTTGATGAAAAACTTGAGTTAGATGCTTTAAGAACAAAGGATGCAGAAAACATTGAAAAAATGAATAATATGCAGACTGAAATTGATGACAAAAATAATGAAATTGCTACTTTAAATATAGAGAGAGAAAATTTACAAACAACAAATACTGAATTGAACTCTCAAATTCAAGAATATACTGCTAAAATAGAGGAATTAACTGAATATAAGATCGGAATTGAAACTGCTCAGAAAAATGCTATGATTGACAAGTATTCTGAAAAATTACCCGATGAAGTTGTTACTTCTTATCGTGAAAAAGTCAGCGAGTACACATTAACTGATTTAGAGAAAGAATTAGCTTATGAATTAGTTAAGAATGATAGCACAATTTTCAGTTCGCAATCTGAAGATCAATATATTCCGAGTGAAGCAACTCCAACTGGCTTAGCAGCATTATTATCTAAATACCAAAAATAGGAGGTTTACATACATGGCAATCGTCAAACTTGCAAAAGACGGTTACGGTCAGGTTGAACTGAACAATGCAGCCTTCAGAAGGGATGGACGTATTGAAGCACAGTGCGCTTTAGATACAACTGATTTTCCTGTAGACGGTTCTGTCGTTGCCGAGAATGGTATGCTTCTCGCAGTGAACAGGGTTACTCGCACGGTTAAATTAGCCACTGCTGACCTTGCTGCTACTCAACTGATCGGTTTAAATTATTCCGCAGAGCATTTATATCACCCAGTGCATCGTGGACTTAAAGACTTCGCTTTAACAAGCAAAGATTTCCTTCCCAGAATTGGCTATTTAGCAGCTGGAGATAAGTTCACTACGAATACGCTTTGCTTCGATAGCGCTACTTATGCTGATTTAGACGCTATCAAAGATGAACTCGAGGCTAGTGAGCCTGCAATGATCTATGCAGGAATCGCTTCTGACGGTTCTGGTTATTGGCAAGCTGTGGCCTCTAAGCCGCAGGCCGGTCCTGTTGGACAAATTATCGAAGTTACTACTATGCCTGATGGACAGCCCGCTGTCAAAATTCAGGTTCTTGAGGCATAAGGAGGTGTCGTAATGTTATCTAAAGAATTCAAAGATTTAGCTCGCAGTGCGGCACGTAAGCAGGCCCCTGAGAATTTCGATCTTAATACTGTTAACGAGGCTTTCAGAGAAGAGCTGAAGCAGTATTGCAGTTCTATTCCGATGTTTATGAAGAATAGATATGACCTTTATGAGATTATCATTGAGAACGCTGATGAAATCGTTCCGATGAACGTTGCTAAGGTTGTTGGCGCATTTGCTGAGATTAGGCAAGTGCCGCAAGGACAGACCGCTGTCTTCCGTGTTGGCAAGATGGCTTCCAAGATGAGGGCTAGGAAGTTCCTCACTCAGGTTGGTCTTTCCGGTGTTTATGAGACATTTAGATTAGATACAGATAGCTTCGAAGTCCGTGCACACGCTATCGGCGGTGGCGCAACTGTTGACTTCGAGAGAATGCTTGATGGTGATGAGAGCCTGGCAGAAGTCATGGACGTCTTAACTGATTGCCTGACTGAAGCTGTTTATGCAGAAATTCAGAAAGCTCTGAAGACTGCTATTACTGCTAATATGCCTGAAGCTAACAGAGTCATTGGTAGCTATGATTCCGATCAAATGTTCAGCCTTTGCTCCACAGTTAAGGCTTATGGCAATGGTGGCGCAGTTATCTTTGCTCCGCCTGAGTTCGTAGCTGCTATGGGTCCGGACGCCATTGTTCCTGTCGGAACTTATGGTTCTTCGTTCCCTGCAAATGGTGTATATCCTGTTGATGACATTGATAAGATTCATACAACTGGTTACATCACACTGTTCCGTGGAACTCCGATCGTTCAGATTCCGCAGTCCTTCACTGATACAACTAATACTACAACTTGGATTGACCCGCAGATCGCTTATGTCCTTCCGACGGGTGGAGAGAAGATTGTTAAGGTTGTATTTGAGGGTGCTACTCAGATGTGGGATTGGACAAATAGAGACCAGAGCATGGAAGTCATGGTATACAAGAAACTTGGTACCGCAATTATGACTTACTACAACTTCGGTATCTATCAGAATACTGACATTCCGCAGACTCAATATAATCCTTATCCTTATATTTAGGATTTCATATGGAAATAGGGGCAGTTTCTAAACTGCCCTTGTTTTCCATTAAAAATGGGAGAGCCGAAATGAGGACCAGCGTAGAAATTATATTTGAGAATCATAGTATTGAAATTACTGATATTAATGCAAATGAGCGGCGCGCAAGACGAATAGAGCAGGTGACAAAGGATGGAAAAGTTGTAAATATATTCCCCTCTATTGCGGCGGCCGAGAAAGAATTAGGAATATACCACATTTCAGAATGTGTTAATGGTATAAGGAAAACAGCCGGTGGATATTACTGGCGAGAAACAGGAGAATAAAAAATGGCAAAGATGATAGACGTTATGTCTACTGCAAAAGCACGTATTATTGTGAATGTACCAAGTTTAAACTTTAGACGTATTTGGCCGAAGAAAGGCGCAGTAGTTAAGATTCCTGAGGATATTCTTGATCAGGCTTATTATGAGCCAGGTGTTGAATATCTGTTTAAGACAGGCCTATTATTTATTAATGATATGGACAAGAAAATTGAATTAGGTATTGAAGATGAGGGTACAATAGAGCCGACAAAAGTTCTTTTAATTGATGAGAAAGAAGCCAAGAGAATGATCGAAGAAATGCCAGAGAAGGAATTTATTGAGACGCTTGACCGCTTATCGCATGATCAATTAATGGATTTAGCTTTTACGGCTATTGATTTAGAGTGTACTAATTATGAAAAGAATACCGCGCTTCAGAAGAAGACGGATATCAATGTGTATAAGGCGGTTGCTGATAGAAAGGCAGAAGCACCCGCTGAATAATGAGGTGTGACATGGCTTTAACTCCAGTACAAGATTTATATGATGCTTTTTTCACATTAATCGAGTCTGATGAATGGGATACCTGGAATTGTTTTGAAGTCGAATTTGACTTACAGCAATTAGCCAAAGCCGCGATTCCTTGGTTTAAATTTCCGCGTTGCTCTCTGGAATGGGATGAGGATGCTGAATTCTTCCTTGATGAGAATATTACGAATACGGAAATTCAGATTATTGCGCTATTTATGAAATGGTGTTGGTACGGCAGAGTTATTGATTCTTGGGAGAATCTGCGCCCGCTCTATACTGAGCGCGACTTCTCGCCGGCCAGCCAGTTAAAAGAGTTCCGTAATAAACAGGATAGTCAATTAAAAGCGGCAAAAGAATTGGAGAAAGTATATTATCGTAGTATTAAAGGGACACCATACGATTACACAGGATTTGCTGGAGGTCGTTAAATGGTTAAGGAAATACAGGAAGGTTATCTGAATAAGCTGAAGAATAAGTTATTTGGTTGCCTTTGCGAAAGAGAGAAAAATGCCGAATGGGAGGCATTTCTGGATAGTATATTAGTGGAGTTACAAGGAATCCCCGAATCGAGTAGATCAATTGATTTTTATGTGATTTATTATAAGTTAAATTCTTGTCGCTACTTGTCTTATAAGTTTTTTAGAAAGACAATTTTTGACGTGATGAATATACTGGATAGTATGTTTAGTGACAGGAGAGATTGATGAGCTATTATGATATGATTTATAAAAGACGAATAAATCGTTTTGGCAATACTGCGGGCGAGAGATTAGAGAAGGGTCGTCGCCTCAACTTTGAGCGCTTTCTCAAATCTTCTCCTCACTATACAGTATTTACTTATGCTGAGGGGACAAAAAATGCGCGCGAAGTAGAGTGTGTTTTCGAGCCGCGCCGTCAGAACGAAACCAAAATAATGATGGATATTCTTTGTCGTGTTGGAGAGAAGTTTAATGTAGGTGATATTGTTACTATTAATGGCAAGCGCTATATGTTCTGGTTTTGGGATCAGCGCCAGGATAGCGGCTATAATAGGTGGTGTGTTATTGAATTAACGACAACTGTCACTTGGATTAATGAGGATGGTGTTGAGTTCAGTAGTGAAGCCTATATTTATGGTCAAGAAGATAATATGCTGAAGAATGAGTTAAAATCTCGTTCTCGTTCAGCTACTCTTTATCTGGAAAATCTTAAATTAGAATTTATGATGATTCCTGTAAATAAAGATATTCACATTGGCTCTTATATTGAACTTGAACTTGCCGGAATCCAACATTATTGGCGTATTACTGGTATGGATTCTATTTCGACTCCTGGTATCATGTATGTATCAATGGATCCGACACTTCAGAGAGATTTAACGCCGGCGCCTGAAGAGGAGTCTGGCGATGACCCACTTGATTTCTATTGGTTGGGTGATGTAGATGATTAATGAAAAAAGTGATGTGCGGTTCCTACAAGAAATGGGACCAAATCTGATTAAGATAATGAAGCGGCTATTAAATAATCAGAATTTACTGCGACTTCTTTATTATACTGATAAAGATCCGCTTGATCCGGCAAAGGAAGATATTAAGCCTTCAGATGCTTATTTACAAGGTGATAATGGTGTAGTCCGTATTATTCCCATAATTGGAGCAAAGGAAAACTCTCAGTCTATCGTTACTTTAAGAGTATTAAAAGGTATTCCAGTTAAGAATAATAGTGAGTTCCTGGACATTTATTTCACGATTGAAGTATTTGTGCCAAATGAACAATGGATTATTAAAGGTGACAATTTACGCCCATATTCGATCATGGGTGAGGTACAGCGTTCTTTAGAAAATAAGAAAATTAATGGTTTAGGTGAAATTCGCGGCTCAGGTTTCTCCGTGAACTTCTTTACTGAAGAAATGTCTGCATTTATTATGTCATTTAAAATAACACAGTTTAACTAATGAATTATAAGGGAGCATTTGTTCTCGGTGAGCCGATTTTATTTGAACAAGATATTTGGGTATTTCCTCCACTGGTAAAGGATGTCGCTGCAAATCCTAAATATGGGGTTTATAGCGGCATCTTTACCGTTAGTCAAGAGGATATTTGGGATATGATAGCTGAAAAAGAAGTTGGTTCAGTCACGGGTAAGCCGATTGATGATGCGCCGACTCCTTTAGACTTTTTACTTGTAAATTGTTATAGGTCAGAAGACTTTATGCGGCAAGCGCAGGAAGCATTTAAGTTTTTTACGCATGAAGAAGTTAGGATATTACCAAAAAGTCATATGATTATATTTACTCGTGGCATTGAGGAAATTGATGACATTAATAAATTACGTAAGATTGAAACAGAAGAACAATATTTTAAATTTCAAAATTTGATTAGATCAGCAACAGATGAAAAAGAATTAGAGCCTCCTAGGAAGAATGAGAATCCAAAAGTTGCTTTAATTAAGGCGAAAGGCCGCATGAGAGAGCGGCTAAAGAAGAAGAAAGGCGGCGCAAATAGCATTTCATTAGATACTATATTAATTGCACTTTGTTGTATGAATAATGGTCTCAATCCACTTAATATTGGAGAGATTAGTTATATTGCGATGAATCGTCTAATGCGAATGTCGCAAGAAAAAGAGAGATATGAAACAGAGATGAGAGTTCTTACTTCGGGTTTTGCCAGTAAGAAAAAGAAATCTCCGAAGTACTGGATACAAGATTATACAAATTAGTTAAGGAGGAATAACGCATGGCGAGCATACTAGATCGTTATGGTATTAAAGAAGTTGCCGATTTAACATTCTACTCAATCGACGGCGCGACTGGTAGACCAAGAACTCCTGTACTGTACATCGATACTGCTAAGGTTTCTACACTTGAGCAGACTGCTGATAATACTTATGCAACAGGTGGTAAAGGTAATGCCAAGTTAATTGGTTGGGACTTCGGTAAAGAGATCACACTGAACATCGAAGATGCAGTGTTCTCGCCGAAATCCTTATCTGTTATGTTCGGTGATGGTACTGTTGATAGCAATATTCATGTTGCTGCACAGGCCGGCAAACTTTATAAGACATTCATTTGGACCTGCGACAAGACTGCTTCTGTAAGTAATGGATCTGCTACTGCTTCTGATCTGTTTGGTGCTGATAGCAACTTATATACTACATATAATTTTGCAGCTACTGATACAGTTGCAGTAACAGCAGAGACTTCTAAGCCTGGCAGCGGCGATGAGGACATCGCAGCTTTTAATGGTACAACAGTAGTCGGTGCAAAGTATTTCATTAGCGTATATCTTTCGCCGACCACAGCCAGAGAGATCACCGTTGGTCCGGATACCTTCCCTGGCACATATTACATCACTGGCGACACTTATGCTAGAAGCGAAGCTGATGGTACAGATGAGTACTTCCAGTTCATCGTTCCGAAGGGCAAAGTTACTTCTGAGAACACAATCACGATGGAAGCCGACGGCGATCCTTCTGTGTTCAATATGACAGTTGATGTCATGAGGGCTACCGTTGGTGGCGAGAACGTCATGATGAAGCTGGTACAGTATGGCTTCGGTGACAGCGAGGAAAGCGAGGAAGCTTCGAAGATCTTAGACACACGTCTTGGATATGACGGAGAATCTGAGTAATAACTGAAATAGTTTAACCGATAGGGGAGGCGGTAATCGCCTCCCCGTTTGGGAGTAAGACATGGACAATACTTTATTCGGTATGAAAGAAATCTATGATGCGATATTGACTGCATCATATGATATGACGATTAACGGACAGTTAGTCATGGCTGGAGAACCAATAATAGTATTCAAGTCATTACAAATAGTTGATTTTAGTGAGTTCAAAGAACACATAAATGCAACTGGCGGCTATGGCAATCAAGTCTGGGTATCTTGGGATAGAACGAAAGACCTGACAATGCGGTTTAGTCAAGGAGTAATGTCGAAATTGCATTTAGCACTATTGGCTAATGCAAATATGGAAACTGAAAAGGATATATTGGTTCCAATGTGGGAAGAGCTTGAAACTGATGAAAATTGTCAAGTTGAATTAAGGCACATTCCGGCAAATGAAAATATTTGGGCATATGATATTCAAGGCAATCATTTACGCGGTGATTTAGAAGGCAAGGTAATTACATTTAGAAATGCCGCGCCTTATACTGATGTGATGATTAGCTATAGTTATAGATATATAAAGGATAGCGATGTAATCAACATCGGCAGACAATTATTTCCTGGTCATTTGCAAATGACTATGAAAACGAGATTAAAGGATGATATAACAGGGAAAACAGTAACAGGAATATTTAATATTCCGAAATTAAAACTAATGTCTGATTTCTCTATTAGGTTGGGAAGTGATGCTTCACCTGCGACTGGTAACTTCGTAGTGACGGCTTACCCGACTGGGTCAAAAGGTAATGAAAAAGTTATGGATTTCATTATATTGAAAGACGACTCAGATAGTGATTTTTAATCGGCATTAGTGTTTAACTAGTGTCGATTTTTATTTGGAGGTAAATGGTGGGCAGAGGAAGCGGCGACTATGTAAAATCCATCACTATCGACGTGGGAATGACGATAGATGATGTTAAGAGCAAAGCAAATCAATTACAGAATGATTTAAGTAAAATTCAAATAAAAGATACTTTAGCGAATGATGCTAAAAAAGCTTTTGAAGATCTTTTTAAGGAAATTAAAGAGTATCAGGAACTTGAAAAGACTGTGTCTAATGACAAAGAAACTAAAGCTGTTGAGGAGAAATGGCTAAGAATAGAGAAGGCTGTTGAAAGAGTTAATAAAATCAGTGAAAAAGCAACAGTCGGTAAGAAATTGGATGATTTAGTTCCAGACAATGCCATTAAAAAAGCAGAAGAATTAAAAAAAGCTTTAGAATCCATTAAAGGAGATAACATAGATACTCTTAAGGGAAAACTTAAGGGATTAGAAGATTCATTAAAAGAAGGAAAGACAAAAGTAGAAGATTATCAAAAACTTTTAGATTCGTTAAAAGATAAAGCTGCTGCTAATCAAGAAATAAATTGGAAGGGTATTGAAGGCAATGCCCAAATGAAAGGCCAAATAACAAAATTAATTGGCGAAGAAAAGGATTTCGAAAAAGCACAAGAATGGATTAATGGTCTTATAGAAGGAAATAATAAATTACAGAAAGAAATTGATGAAACGAATCAAAAGATCGAAGAAACTTCTAAAGTTGTAAATCGACAAGATCCTGTTATTCAAAAATTAAGAAAGGCTATTGGGGCATTAACTGATAAAGGAACTAACGATATGCCCTGGGATATTGATAAGTTAATAAATGAACTTAATCAATATCAAGAAGTAGCGAGACAAACTGCCGATATTAATAGAAATCAAGTCAATAAAAGTAATGAAGAATTAAGTGAAAAAGCTAAACAAGCAGCAGACTCAATAAAAGGATACATGAATCAAATCAAAGATATGAGTAGTTACTCGAAGCAAGTGCAACAGTTAACTAATCGTCTCATGTATTTCTTTTCGCTAACTAATGGATTTAGATTATTAACAAGAGCTGTTAAGCAAGCTTTTACAGCGATAAAAGAACTTGATAAAGCATTTACAGAAATTGCAGTTGTGTCAAAATATAGTGTTGACGAAGTTTGGTCAATGCGCAGTAATTTTGTGCAAGCTGCTAATGACATAGGTGCTTCAACGAATGATTTAATTGAAGCTACTACGTTATACGTACAACAGGGCTTATCTCTTGAGGAAGCACAAGAGATAGCAGTGGAAACCATGAAAATGGGCCGTATTGCTAATCTTAATGGTAAAGATGCAACAGACCTTATGACTGCGGCGATTCGTGGTTATAGAATGGAGTTAACTGAAGCTAATCATGTTAATGACGTTTATTCTAATTTGGCTGCTCATTCTGCTTCTAATACCGAAGAACTTGCAACTGCTATGTCAAAAACTGCATCTACAGCATATACTTCTGGTGCAAGTTTTGAAAATATGTCTGCTTTCTTGGCACAGATTATTGAAACAACGAGAGAAGCTCCTGAAACTGCTGGTACTGCGATGAAAACTATTATTTCTCGTTTTCAGGAGTTAAAAGAGGCTACTACTGATATAGTTGATGTTGATGGAGAAGAGGTTAGTGTAAACCGTGTTGAAAAAGCTTTAAAGACTGCTGGAGTCGCACTTCGTGATGCAAAGGGTGAATTTAGAGCATTTGACGATGTAATTCTTGAGTTAGCTTCTAAATGGGATACTTTAGACATCATGACTCAGCGTTATATTGCGACGCAAACTGCAGGTGCAAGACAGCAGTCACGTTTTCTGGCATTAATGAACAATTATGATCGTTTACTTGAATTAACTGAATATGCTACAAATTCAGCGGGGGCTTCAACCGAGCAATTTGAAAAAACTATGGATAGCTTACAGGCATCTTTAAATCAGTTAAAGAATGCTTGGGAATTATTCTTAACTGGTTTTGCTAATAATACTATTATTTCAACGGTTATTGATTTATTAACTGGATTACTAAATATAATAAATAAAATGTTAGCCCCGCTTAATCAAAGTGATAATGTCATTAAGAATTTAGTGGGATCAATTATACAGCTGGGACTTTCTATTACTGCTTTTATTTATGCTAATAAATTATTAACTAAAGGAATAGAAGGGGCTTCTAAAGCTTTTTTAATACATATTGGAGCTCAAGAAGCAGATAATACGGCCACAAAAAAGAATACTGAAGAAACTGTCGAAAATACTGGAGCAAAAAATGCGTCAATTCTTGCTAGTATCAAAGAAGCTGGGAAAAGATTATTAAGTGCGTTAGGCATTGATACAGAAACGAATGCTTTAAGAAAACAAAAGTTGACAAGAGAAGAATTGGTAGCAGTTCAGTTAAAGAATTTAATGTTGGCTTCAGCTTATCTTGCTATTGCTATTGCAGTAGTGGCTATTATAGTTTTATTAGTAAAATGGTGGAAAGAATATAATAAAACTGCAACTGAACGGCAAGAAGAAATAAATAAAAACATAGAAAAAACAAATAAAAATTTAAATGAAACAAAAAATAAGATTAAAGAAGTTAAAACAGCTTGGGAAGAATTAGGACAAGCAGAAAAAACTTTAGATAATTTAGCAGAAGGAACTCAAGCTTGGTATGAGCAATTAATAAAAGTTAATGATCAAGTATTAGATTTAATTCAAAAGTATCCTGCTTTGGCGCAATATTTAAAAATAGATGGTAGTAAATTATATATTGATCCAAAAGGATATGAAGAATATTTAAGAAAACAAGAAGAACTTGCAGGAGTTCAACAACTTTCAGTGTTAGCACAGCAAAGTAATGCTTCTCGTTATCAAACTGAAGTTGAAGTAGAATCTGTTGTTAAAGATAATAAAGCAGAAAACTATTTATCACAATATGGTATTGATACAAAAATTTTAGCAGAAGCTATTGAAAAAGCAAGAAAAGACGGAATTGATTTTAATGTTGCTGATGCGGATACTATTAATAGGTATATTGCTGAAGCTCAAAGTAATACTAAGGGAAATTATACTTTAATTAGAGAAGATAATGGATGGGGAGATTATGATTCTTATCCGGAAACCATTGGCGAAGGTATCGCTGCAGGATTTTTAAAGAGCGAATTAAATCAAGCTGGTCTTATTGGTAAAGTTAGTCAATCTGCAGCTGAAATTGCATTAGGCAATAGTGTATTTTTAAAGGCTTCTCAAAATACTAATTTATCTGGAGCCAATGATGACTTTTTAATGGCACGAGCTGGGGTCGTTTGGGGTGAATTATATGATGAAGCATATAAAAACGCCAATGATATAAATGCTAATAAAAGAGCTTATTCGCAATTAAGTGGCATGACTATTGGAGAAATAGATGCTGCAATTAATAAAGGCGATTTAAGCAATGAAATGATTAGAGAACAAGTTGCCAGTCAAAAGGCACAAACTGAATATACTAAATCTGTGCAAAGTGTTGATACTGAATTACAAAAAATTAGGAAAGATGAAAATAGAAGTGATGCTTTAGATAAAGCAATGGATATATTTTCAGGGAATGCTTCTATCGCTGATCTTAATTTAAATATAGAAGAACTAGTAGACACATTAGGATTAACGCCAGAGCAAATTCAAGAAATATTTGGTGGAGATGGAGACTTAGCGGCACTTTTAGAGACGGGCCTTGCAGAAGCAAAAAAAGAAAATATTAGAAATTTAGAATATTTAACTTCAGCAGGTATGAATACTAGAAGTTGGACACAGAATGGTTTTAATGCAGAAAATGCAGAATCTATAACAAATGCTTTAAAATCAAGTGGTATGAATGAAGCTCAAATTGCACAGACGGTAGGATTATATACCCCCGATAATATAGATGCCATCAATGAAATGATAGGGAAAGTTAATTTCTCAGATTCTATTACTGCATTTAAGCAATTAAATGAATTGATGATAGAAGGTGCCAGTTATGAGCAGCAATGGGCTTCTAATATTTTAAATACTAGTGATTTATTGGGACCTGCTTTTTCAAATGTGACTCTTGAGATTGCAGATGCAGGAAAGAGTTTAGAAGATCTCATTAAAGAAAATGGAAAACTTAAGCCTGATAATATTGAAGATTTAGCTGAAGAAAGTGAGACATTAAAACGGTTATTAGATGAAGATGTTTTAAGTGCTGAAACATTAGCTACGGTTTTAAATTATTTAGGTGATGGCGGTTCTTTAGACGGATTAACTAACCGTGTACTAACTATATTAGAAGATATAGGCGGTATTAATCGTGGCTTCAGTCAAATGGATGAATTTCTTGAGGGGTTTGGGCAAGGTAATGAAAGCGATAAGGGTGTAAAATCGCTTAGTGGCTCATTAGATACAATGAAGGAATATATAGAGCGTGGAAATATATATGATCCTAAATTTGTATCTATGATGTCTAGTCTTTTTTCTGAGGAAATTTATGATGGTACTGTTGAGGGCGCACAAAATGCCTATGAAGCTGCGGCTTACTGGTTGGGCAACGATGGTAAGAATTTCTGGTTAGAAGCAACCACTCGTTCATTTGAAGGAATGAATATTGGATATGATGAAGCGCGCGGTGTATTCATTGATTTTGAAAAAGGCGCGCAAATGTCATATAAAGAAATGGTTCAATCTCTTGCTAAGACGTTCCATATTACTGAAGATTTTGCTAACATAATGCTTCAGAATTATTCTGGTTATTCTGGGGATATGGCTGATGCAATTGGTATTGGCCAAATGATGGATGATCTAGAAGGAATGGCAGTAGCCTCAAAAGATGGTACTAAAGGATTAGTTGTTTTAACCAAAGCTGAACATGACGCTTTAGAAGAAACTGGTTATTTAGATGCAGCAATAGCAGCTTTAAATGAAAAGGGTATTACTGTTAAATGGAATGAAGATGGTAATGGTGATTTATTAACTGCAGAGAAAATTTTAAGTGATATTGACTCTTATAAAGATGAATATGATGTAGATATTAAAATTCATGCTGAAAGAGATATAGATTCACAAGATGATAAAATATTAGAGTATTTAGATTATGATGAAACAAAAGAAATAATTTTAAAATTGCATCCTGAGTTAGCTGGAAATGATGAAAAAGTTGATGAATTAATTCAAGGAGTTGCTGATAATAAAGGAGTAAAAATTGCTACTACTGTTAATGGAGAGCAAATAGTAGTAGATACAGTAGAAGCAATTCATACTGCTGAAGAAGAAGTAGAATATGTTGATATTTATAACGGCTACAAAGGGGCTGTAGAAAAAGGAACAACAGAAGGTGGAGAAGCTGGTAGACAAAATATACAAACATCTTTAAATGAAACTCCATTTAGTGCCACGATGAATATAGATGGAGATTCTATACAATCTAGTATTAACGCTGGCGGACCATATACTATATATGCTCATATAGAACATTTAGATGAAAATTTTGCAAATGGCACTCCTCTTGGCGGAAAAAGATATTCTGGTATTGCTTTAGTTGGTGAGAAGGGGCCAGAATTACATCAAAGTGTAAATGGATATGCCGGATTAGTTGGCTTACGTGGGCCTGAACTTATGTATTTAAATAAAGGCGATCGTATTTATAGTAATCAAGATACACGCAGCATGATGAAGGGTGCTCAAATACCAAGATTTGAAAATGATTATACACCACCTCTTGGAATAACTTCTAATATGCATTTTGGTAATGGTGGAGGTTCTGGTTCCGGTTCAGGTTCTGGCTCAGGTTCTTCATCTGATGCCAAAAAAGAAACTGATGCTTGGATTGCTGCTTATGATTGGCTTTACAATTTAGTTCAAAAGACCAATGAAGAAATTCGTCGTGGTAATAAGTTAGAGCATGAGCGTCAGAAATTGCTTCGTAATGGTAAGAATGATGCAGAAGCATTGTTAAAGATTTATCGCGAGCAAATGGAGTCGTTAAAACTACAACAACAATATTGGCAAGAACAACATGATAAGCGCCTTATTGAAGCTCAACAGATTGAAGATAAATATGCTGATTTAATGCAATATGCTCATTATGATGAAAATCTTGGTTACGTAGTTATTGATTGGGATTTAATTAATTCTGTTAGCGGTCAAGAGGGTAATAATGAGCTTGGCGAAAGGATCGATGATTATATTAAAGAATTAGAGGAGATTCAAGATAAAATTGATGACACTGAAGATCAATTAATGGATATTGAAGATCAGATATATGAATTAGAACATGAAGGACAACAAGAGTACCAAGATCTCGAACAACGTGTTATTGATGCTATAAAATCTCAAAAACAGCAAGAGATTGATAATGCACAAGAGTTGTCTGACACTATTCGAGATACCAATTCTCAATTGCTTGACCGTATTTCTAACGAATTAAGTGAGTACCGCAGTCAAAGAGATATGGATGAAAAACAATCTGACATTGAATCTATGGAACGACGCCTTGCATTATTACAGAGTGATACATCTGGTGCAAATGATTTAGAGATACTCAAATTACAAGAGGAAATTGATAATGCTCGACAAGATTATACCGATGAACTTATTGATAAAGCAATTGAAGATATGGCTGAACAAAATGAAGCAGCTTATGAGCAAAGACAACAACAAATTGATTTAATGCAGGCACAACTTGACTGGGCTTATGCTACTGGAGAAATTGCTTTAATTGCTGACAATATGATATACGATGCTTTTGGTTTGGGATTGATACAAGGTGGCGCAGGTGGATACGCATTAGATCAACTTTTTGCTTTATTAAAAGGGCAGGAAGGATACTATGAAATGGGTATTCAAGGTAGAGATGATTATTTAGATTCTTTAGAAGACACAAAAGATTTAGCCTATGAATATTTTTGGAGCCACCTAGATGAATTATATACAATGTATTCAGATGATCCTTATAAATACTTTGATGCAAATGGAAATGTAGTTTTTAATAAAGAAGATGATGATGTTGCTGGACATACAACTCGTGAAGACTGGAGTTGGGGCTGGGATAAATGGATTTGGGATTATCTTAATTACTGGCCATCTGGTGTACAGGCTTATGACGTTATGGATACTGGAAAAGGGGTCAGCAGTAGCGTAACCAAACAAAATAATTCCCCAATTTATTACAGTATTAATATGGATAACAAAGTTGCATCAGATTATGATGTTGACCAAATGTGGGATAAAATGAAACAAAAGATTAGCGAAGAAGCTATGTATCGTAATACTGTAGCTTTAGACTTTAGTAGGAGGTAAGGCAAATGGCGATTATTAATCGCTCTGGCTTAGAAGGCCGCGATGACTTTCTAGGTTTTACTTTTAATGGTCGCCACTCCTCGGAGTTCCGTATCGTGAGAGTTAGTCAAAATAATGCTTATTCAGAAACGTTATTACCTAACTCTCGCGATATTACTACCGAGATAGTAGGGCGAGATGGATTATATTATTTCGGGTCTAGTTTTGAACAAAGACCTATTACGATTGATTTTGCTTTTGATGATTTACATGAAGAGCAATTTAATGATATGACTCAATGGTTAGCTGCAAAGACAGAGGGCGAGTTAACTTTTGATGAAAGGCCATATAAGACTTATATGGGAAAAATAAATTCAACACCAACATTGAATTATGTATGTTTTAATGAAACTTGGGAAGAAGAAACAGGCAGTAAAACTTTAGATATGCTACTTGGTGGAGAAGATAGTGAAGAATTTAGTTCACAGACTATAAGCAACGGCCGCGTATATAAAGGTACTGGAAAAGTACAGTTTACTTGTTTTTATCCTTGGGCATATGCAAAATATAAAACTGCAGGAGAATATACAACACATGGTTGTACTAATGTAAGCGAATGGCAAAATGCTTCTCATATTTTGAATACATTAACAGTAGAAGTACAGACTCCTTATCCAATAGACCATCCAGCAAAACATACATATCCTATGGATGAAGTACAACGAGTATATAATGATGTAGATTGGAGAAATATTTTTATATATAATGCAGGACAAATTGATGTTCCATTTAAGTTTTTATTTACAGTTCCATCTACTGCTAGCGGGTATGTTTTATAACTTTTACTCCAGAAGCTATTTTTAATCCAACGATAGCAGAGGCTGCAGAAACAATAATTATAGATTTAAATCAATTAAAAAGTAGCAGTAATAAATATTATATGTTAGATAGCGAATTGCATTTATTATTGGAATGTAATAATAATAGTATTAGTGATCCTCAATATACAGGAAAAGTATGTAATTATGCTATCGTAGCGGGCAATTTTTTTGAATTACCAAATTATAATGCAGGATATAATGGATATGGAACGATTCGATTAGATGGCATAACTACTGGTGCGATTCAATATAATTATCGTTATTATTAAGGGGTAAATAATGGCAGACAATAAAATAAAATATGAATTATCCGTCTGGCAGGATGTTACTCCTTCTGGCGGTGTAAATGAACCTTTTTTTGAGGAAAGAAAATTAGCTGTAATTGGTGGTGATGACATTCATACTCCAATTAGTGCATATAACGTGACTGAAAAACAACAAATTTCTGGTGCCAATACTCTTACTTTTAATATGGTGCGTAAATATTGGCATAATGGAGAATTAGTTGATAATCCATTTATTGGATTACTTAATACGGAAGTAAAAGTTAAGCTACGGATTGGAGAGCCTTATCAATTAATTACT